TCCCGAACGAGCTCGACAGCGACGCGGCGGGCGCGCTGGGCGACTTCATCCGCCGGGTCATCGCGATCGGCTACCACTGGGCGGAAGACGACCACTTCATCGCGGGCACGGGCACGCACGGGCCGCAGGGCATCCTGAGCGCGGAGTGCGCGCTGACGGTGTCCCGGGCGGCCGCCGGCACGGCGAGCTCGGCTGACGTGGCGGGCATGCTGTCGAAGCTGCACCCGGCGGCGCTGGCGGCGGGCCTGATGCCGGGCGTCACGGACGTCGGCTGGCTGGTCTCGGCGAACCTGCTCGGCGCGTGGCTGCAGATGTACCTCGTCCCCGGCGGCAGCGCCGCCACGGCGGGAGCTCCCGCTTCGCTGCCGAACTGGCTGTCGCTCGGCGACGGGCACCAGGTCGCCCCGTCGATCCTCGGCCTGCCCGCGTTCGTCACCGACCACCAGGCGGCGGCGGGCTCGCCGGGCGACCTCGCGCTAGTCGACTTCAGGAACTACCTGGTCGGCGACCGCGCGGAGCTCGTCATCGAGCGGTCGGCGGCCGGGTCCGGGTTCGTCACGGACATCACGAACTACCGGGTCAGGGCGCGGGTTGACGGCCGCTACTGGGTCCCGGGCGCGACAACGACCGAAGCGGGCGCCCAGGTGAGCCCCGTCGTGATCCTGCAATAGGAGGAAAGCAATGGCTGGCATTGAGGCACTAGGGCGGCTGAACGACTTCAGCATCGCTGTCGCACCGGTGGACCTGTCCGGCGGGGCGAACACCGGCAAGCGGGTGTCGCTGAAGAACTGCGTCGGCATGCAGGTGGTGATCATCAAGGGCGCGGCGTCCACGGGCACTGACCCGGCGTTCACCTTCAAGGAGGCGACCGCCGACACGTCCGGCACGTCGCAGAACATGGCGACCCCGCCCGCCTACTTCTACAAGAAGTCCGCGGCGGCCCTGGCGGGCACTGAGGTGTGGACCAAGGTCACGGCCGTCTACTCGACCGGCGTCATCACGCTGACCGGCGAGCAGGGAAACCAGGGCATTTACGTCTTCGACGTGCTGTCCGAGGACCTGAGCGCCGGGTTCGGCTACATCGAGGTCGACTCGTCCGACGCGGGCTCGGTGGCCCAGCTCGGCACGGTGCTGTACATCGCCCACGACCTGAGCACGCAGCGGGACGCGGCGAACCTGGCTGCACTGAGCGCCTGATGGCGGACTGGCAGTGCGCAAGGTGCCGGGCGCAAGTGGCGCCCGGTGCCCCGCGCTGCCCGGAGTGCCCTTCAACGGAGTTCATCAAGGAAGCGGAGGCGGGCATGCTGAAGATCAACCGGGACGGGATCGTGTCCGACTCTGCCGACGTGCGGGAGCACCCCGGGACGGGCGAGCCGATGACCGGGATCGAGCACCCGGCCGACGGCACCATGTCGCCGCTGGTGGGCAACGACGAGCCGTTTCACATCGAGGGCGGCTGCGCTGGCGCCGAGGGACTCGAGGTCCTGCGTGTCCCGGCCGAGGGCGCTGCCAGCGAGGCGCCCGCTCCCGTCGTCGAGGAGAAGGCGGAAGCGGAGGCGCCCCCGGCTGCCCGTGCCGCGCCGCCGCGTACCCCGCCGCGCCGTCCCCCGGCGGTGCCGCGTGAGTGAGCAGCCGCAGACGGGCTCGTGGTGGGGCCTGGACGCGGTCTTCAAGCAGTCGCAGCAGGAGTTCGACGCCTACTGGTCGCGTCCCCCGGCGGACTGCCCGCAGTGCGCTGAGCCGCTTACGCCAGGGCCGTCGACGCCGCGCGGTGCCACGGTTCAGCTGTTCTGCCGGTACGACGGCTGGCAGTACCCGAGGGACTGGCATCCGCCCACCCGTCCGGCGACCGGCATGGGCGCGGGGGCTGGCGGCCTGACGTGACGGCGAAGAAGGCGGCGGCGTCGGCGAAGCACAAGCCGGCGACGAAGAAGCACGCGGCGTCGGCGAAGCACACGCAGACGAAGGCGCAGGCGGCGCACCTGCACACGCTTCACGTTGAGCACGTGGCGCACCTTGCGCACCTGAAGGCCACGGGGCAGAAGGTGACGGTGAAGGCGAAGCCCACGGCGCACGCCAAGGCGAAGAAGAAGGTCGGGTTCGCGGTTGGCGACTGGCTGCCGGTGTGCGGCTTCGAGGCGGTCGCCCAGTCGCTACGGCTAGCCGGTCAGCGGGTCCACGGCGATGACGTGGCGGGGCTGTGGGAGCTGTGCGGCGCGGCCGAGGCGACGACGATCGAGGACGCGCTAGCGGCTGCTGCCCGGTTCGGGCTGGCCGGGTGCCGGCCGGTCGCGTACGACCTCCACTCCCGGTATGGCGATTGCGGCCTCGACCAGCTCGCCGGGGATGACGCCGACCTCGCACCCTTCGCCGTCGAAGCCCAGGCACTCCCACCAGTCCTGCGCGAAGCGTTCCTTCATCGGACCGTGGGTCAGGCAGTTCAGCCGCATGGCCTGATCCTACGTATCGACGTCCCCGGCCCGCACGCGGTGCTCGCCACCCGTGACGGCTGGTGGTCGTGGGGTGAGCTGTACTCGCCGTGGCCCGCGCGGGTCAGCGAGGCGTGGGCGGTGAGCTGGTCATGAGCGGCCCGTGGATTGGCCCGGAGAGCGAGCCGTGGCGCACCGCACTCTGCTCGTACTCGCTTAAGCCTGGCGAGCCGCACTGCACCCGTGACGCGACCTGGCACGGCATGAAGTTCGACGGCGACGACGTGGTGCCGATGGAGTCCTGTGACGAGCACAAGCCGATCGTGGAAGCGCTCTGCGATTACGTCCACCCGTACGTCCACCCGTGCGGCATTCCCGGCTCGCTCTTCCAGTGGCCGGAGAACGAGTGCATCACCGAGTGGGCCGAGCAGTCTGAGTTCACGCAGGCCCTGACCGTGGCAGGTGTCGCGTGAGCAACTACATCGTGCGCACCTGCTACGCGAACAGGTGGGAGGCGATGCGGGCGCTGGACTTCTCACCGGGCATCGACGTGAACGCGGCCTGCGACCGCGCCCTTGTCAGCTCGGCGATCAACATCGACGCCCACATGCACCGCGTGTTCTTCCCGTCCGACGACACGCGCTTCTGGGACTGGCCGAACTGGGGGAATACGGGCGGCGGCCAGTATGCGAACCCCTGGAATGTCTACCTGGATGACAACGATCTCGCGTGCCTGGCCAGCCTGACAACCGGCGGCGTGACGATCCCGCTGAACCAGGTGTTCCTGAACCCGTGGTCGAACCCGCGCAAGGGCCTGCCGTACTTCACGAAGATCTCGCTCGACACCTCGACAAGCGCGTCGTTCGGCGGCAATGCGCAGACGCCGCAGTTCAGCATCGCCATGGGCGGGACGTGGGGTTACGGCGCGGACGCCGACCCGGCCGGGACGCTGGCCGCGAACGTCGGCCCGACCGACGCCACGGTGACCGGTTCGAACGGCTCGGTCGCCGGGCCCGGTGACCTGATCGTCCTCGGCTACGGGCGCGGCTCCGCCCCGCTGCCGTCGGCGCAGGGCAATCACGCCGGGGACATCCAGCCCTACCAGGGCGAGCGGGTCCTGATTACCGACGTGTCCGCCGTCCCGACCGGCCTGACGCAAGCGGGCGGCGGGGTGACGACGGCCGAGGACAACGACCAGGCGCTGACGTGGACGGGCTCCGGGGCGCTGAACGCGGGCGAGGTGATCACCCTCGACCAGGAGGACATGCTCGTCGAGAAGCTGATCGGCAGCACGGCGACGGTGCGCCGCGCGTTCAACGGCTCGACGCTGGCGACTCACTCCGGCGCGACGGTTTACGCGTGGCGGCAGTGGCAGGTGCTGCGCGCGCAGCTCGGCACCACGGCCGGCACCTACGCCTCCGGCGCGGCGGTGTACCGGCACCGGGTGCCGCAGCTGATCCGCGACCTGGCCATCGCCGAGACCGGCAACCAGCTCATGCAGGAGGGCAGCGGATACGCGCGGATGGTCGGGAGCGGCGAGAACGCGCACCCGGCGCCGGGCTACTCGCTGGCGGACAAGTGGGCCGAGGCGCGGACCGCGCACGGCCGCAAGGCAAGGAGCCGGGGCGTATGAGCATTCCGACTGGCAGGCAGTTCGCGAAGGCCCTCGAAGAGGCTGGCGTGATCTCCGACCTGAACACGGTGCAGCGGATCGTCATCGACGTGAACGGCTGGGACGCCGTGCAGGTCTACGTGCAGCGCATCGGCGACAGTCGGCTGCTCGACGCCTTCAGCGGGCCGCTCGGCATGATGCTGGCCGACGCCCGAGCGGCAGAGCCGGACGCGCCGCTCGGCGTCCGCTACTGGGTGCTTGTTTCCCGCGAGCTGCTCGACAGTCCCACCTGGGCTCAGGTGGGACTGCGCAAGGTTGAGCTGGGCGCATGGGAGGACCGCCATCAGATGCGGTGGGTGCTGTTCGAGGACCCGGAGGCATCTCCGAAGCTGGAGGGCCTGGAGGTTGAGCTGACCTTCGAGCAGCACGGCTTCGACGCGCCCCGGATCACCGGGCGGACGCCCGTCATGCACGGAGCCGTCCAGGAGTCCGGCGCGAATCTCCAGCACGCGGCAGAGCACGCGGCAGGCTGCGCCCTGATGCTCGGGCACAAGGCGCCGGACGAGTGCCAGCCTGCCGAAGGGCCGGTGACCTGATGCCCACGACCAGGCTCAAGCTCGAAGGCCCGCTGTTCGACGGCGAGGCGCAGAAGGCGGCCGCCGAGTTCACGGACGCCCTGGCGAAGCGGGTCGCCCTGTGGGGCCAGCTGACCGTCAAGATCGAGGCCCACGGCTTCGACAAGTCCGGCCGAAACACCGGCGCGGCAGCTGACGGCGTGGAGCTCGTCGGCGAGGGCGCCAACTGGGTGATCCGCGGCGGCATTCGCGCCGGGCAGTACAGCTGGCCGTGGCTTGAGGGCACGTCGCAGCGGAACACGACGACGCAGTTCAAGGGCTACAAGACGTTCTCCCGCACCCGTGCCCGGATGCGGGCGCAGGTCACCCCGTGGGCGCAGGCGGAGCTTGAGAAGTTCATCGCGGCGATGGGCGGTGCGGGGTGAGCAACTTCTCCGCGGCGGACGCCGCCGCGCTGTTCAGCAAGATCCGCAGCATCGCCAAGGAGCTCGCCGTCTTCCCGGCGGTGATCGGCCACGACCCGGAGAACGCGCCTCCGGCGGGCATCTCGTGCTCGATCATGCTCGGCCCGGTGAAGCCGGTCACGTCGTCGGGCCTGGCTGCCGTCTCGGGCCAGGTGACGCTGATGGTCCATGTGTGGAGCTTCGCGAGCAAGCGCCCGCTGGACGATGTCGACCCGCAGGTGCTGGCGGCGACGTGCAGCCTGATGGGCGCGTTCGCGGGCGGCTTCACCCTTGGCGGCACGGTCCGCGAGGTGGACCTGTTCGCCATGGACGCGACGCCCGGCTACGTGAACTTCGAGGGCAAGGAGTACCGAACGATGGCCATCACTTTGCCCGTGATCATCAACGACCTCTTCGAGGAGGTGGCGTAGGTGGCAAAGCAGGGCGGATTGGCTCAGAAGCTGCTGGTCGGCGGCTACGACCTGTCCGGGAACGTGCAGGCGCTCGACAACATGCACGGCGGCCCGGCGGCCGGTGACGTGACGACCATCGACCAGTCGGCGCACTCGCGCCTCGGCTTGCAGCGTGACGGCGGCGGGTCGGTGGCGACGCTGATGGACCCGGCGCTCGCTCACCCGGTGCTGTCCGCGCTGCCGACGGCTGACGACCAGGTCATGCACATGATCAACCCGCTGGCGGTCGGCTCGCCTGTGGCCGCGTGCATCGCGAAGCAGATCGACTACGACCAGAACCGCGCCGCGAACGGGATGCTCACCCAGAAGACCGAGTTCCAGTCGAACGGCTTCGGATTGGAGTGGTGCGTCGCGCTTACCGCGGGCGTGCGGTCGGACTCGACGGCGACGAACGGCACGAGCCTTGACCGGGGCGCGGGGTTCTCGACGCCGTCGGTGCCCGCGAGCACCACGCCGGTTACGAACACGTCGCCGGTCGCGGCGACGGTCGTGATCTCCGGCGGCACGGTGTCGAACGTCGTCGTCAACGGCGTGTCCGTCGGCACGGGCGACGGCACCTACACCGTCCCCTCCGGGCAGGCGGTCACGCTCACCTACTCGGCCGCGCCGACGTGGACGTGGACGCTGCAGACCGTCAACGGGGCGCAGTCCTACTTGCAGGTAACCCAGTTCACCGGCACGTCGGTGACGGTGACCGTGCAGCACAGCCCGGACAACTCGACGTGGACCACGCTGACCGCGTTCACCGCGGTGACCGCCGCGCCGGCTACCCAGCGACTGACGGCCAGCGGGACGGTCGGCCGCTACCTGCGGGCGATCAGCACGGGCACGTTCAGCGCGGCGAGCTTCGCCGCTGCCGTGGCCGTGAACCAGGTTGCGACGGCGTTCTGATGATGGTCATCGTCGCCTACCTCAGCTGCGGGTGCGTCGCATGGTACGCCGCCCGTGAGTACCTGCCGCAGAAGCAGGAGCGGGTGCAGTTCGCCTGCCCCCGGTGCCACAAGCCTTCCAGTGACGTCGTCGCCACTGAAGAGCGCACCGTCGAGGCGGTGACCGGCTGATGGCCACCCGCGACTACCGCGTGCACATGCCGCGAGACGTCACCGTCAAGGCGGCCTGCGAAGAGGTCAGCTGCGAGCAGTGGCTGTTCGGCTGGGACTCCCTCATCGACGAGAGCACGTCACTCGGGCAGGCGCAGGCCGAGTACATCCGCGACAAGAGCGGGCGGACGTTCCGGGAGATGCGCGCCCCGGACGGCCTGACGGTGTTCCGGTTCGAATCCGGCCAGCGGTGCTTCGCCGAGCACCGCACCCGCCCGGCGCGGCTGTCGGTCGCCACTGGCGGAATCACGCTGCGCACGCACGCTTCCCTCGCCGACCTGGCGGAGGACTACACCGAGCACTGCGGCAACCTCGCCGCCCAGTTCGAAAGGGGCTGATTACCTTGGCAAAGACCTCTGGCCTTGGGGCTTTGGTGTCTGTGGCCGACGCGGGCGGCACCCCGCGCGTCATCTCGAATGACGTGTCTGACTTCAGCCTGAACACGCCGCGCGGCGTCCAGGACGTCACGGGCGTGGACAAGAGCGCGCACGAGCGGCTGCTGCTGCTCGCCGACGTCTCGGTCAGCCTCAAGGGCACGTTCAACTCCGCCGCGAACTTGTCGCACGCCGTGTTCTCGACGGTGACGTCCGGCAGCGTGGCGCGGGCGACGAGCATCGCGCCGACCGCGAACAACTCGACGCCGCTCCTCAACTTCAACGCGCTGTACTCCGACTACGCGCTGACCCGGGCGGCGGCCGGGGAGCTTACGTGGTCGACCAAGGGCGACCTTAGCGACGGCGCGATTCCTACCTGGGCGTAGCTGAAATTAGAACGGGATACCGATGTATAAGCGGAAGGTTCTGCACCTCACCTTCGAGGACAAGCCGGGCCTGGAGATCTACGTCCACAGCGTGAATGTCCGCCGGGCGCTGAACCTGATGCGGCTCACGGACAAGATGGCCGGCGGCGAGGTCACCGACATGGCCGAGGCCGAGAAGGTGACCGGCGAGCTGTTCGGCGCGTTCGCTGACCGGGTCGTGTCGTGGACGCTCGTAGAGGACGACGAGACGCCTGTGCCGGTGTCGCTCGACAGCCTCCTCGACTGGGACTTCGACGACGCGATGCTCTGGGTCATGACCTGGATGCAGCAGGCGACGTCCGTCACGGTCCCTACGGCAGCCCCGGCGAACAGGACGGGGACTGGGCTGGAGGCGTCGATACCGATGGCCTCGACTTCTGGGATGTAACCGAGGCCCGCATCATCCTCTCGGTCTGCGACCGCTTCACGTGCACGCCGCGGGAGGCGGAGCGGCAGGACGCCACGGTCCTGAGGCTGATTGAGATCGAGAACATCAAGGGCTGGCGGAGGACGGAGGGAGGTGAGTAACTAGATGGCCGCTGCGAACGTGGTCGAAATCCTGGTGACCAGCAAGAACGAGGCCACTCCGGGGATGACCGAGGCGGCGGCGTCGACCCGGGAGGTCACGGCCGCCACGAAGGAGCTGTCGGACGCCGAGCAGCGCGAAGCCGGCGCGAAGGCGGCGCTGGAGGAGAAGACGGCAGCCCTGGCCGGTGTCCAGGAGCGAGAGGGCGCGACCGCCAAGGACGTGGCCGACGCCGAGGCCGCGGTTGCCGGCGCGCAGGAGAAGCTGACGGCAGCCAGCGACCAGGCGGCGGCGGCTGTGGACCGGGTGTCGATCGCCCAGGCCAGGCAGGCCGACGCGGCGAAGACGGTGGCCGACGCGCAGGCGGCCTCGGCGGCGAAGACCGTGGAGTCGGCCGGCCTGGCAGCCGATGCCCAGAAGTCGGCCGGGGACGCGGCCGTGGCGTCGGGGGTGAAGTCCGACACCGCGGGCGGCCTGATGGCCGGGGCGGGCGCCAAGATGAAGATGGCGGGGCTGGGCGTCGCCGTCGGCATGGGCCTGGCTGTGAAGGCCGGCATGGACTTCCAGCAGACCTCGACGAAGTGGGTCACGTCCGCGGGCGAGAGCGCGAGCCAGCTGGGGATGCTGCAGCAGGGCGTGCTGTCGCTGTCCGCGCAGACGGCCACGAGCTCGACGGAGCTGAGCAACGGCCTGTACATGATCTCCAGCGCGGGCATCACCGGCGCGGGCGGCCTGGGTGTACTGAAGGCCGCCGCCATGGGCGCGAAGTCCGAGGGCGCTGACCTCACAGAGGTAACCAATGCGCTGACCAGCGGGCTCAACGCCTACGGCGCGAAGACGAAGACGGCGGCCGAGGCGACCGCGTCGTCGAACAGCATGATGAACCAGATGCTCCAGACGGTCTCTCAGGGCAAGATGACCTTCCAGGAGCTGGCCGGGTCACTGTCGGCGGTCCTCCCGATCGCCGCGGCGAACAAGGTCAGCTACGCGGACGTGGGCGGCGCGCTGGCGACGATGACCAGCATGGGCGTCAGCGCGAGGCAGGGCACGCAGGATCTCGCGTTCACCATCCGCACGCTGGCCAACCCGACCAGTGTCGCGACGAACGAGATGGCGCAGTTCGGGATCTCGTCGACTGACGTGTCGAGCAAGCTCGGCACTCGCGGGCTCACCGGAACGGTTGAGTACCTGTCGGCGGCGGTGACGTCGAAGATGGGCCCGGCCGGCACGGTCATCGTGAACGCGATGAACCAGTCGAAGTCCGCCGCCGCGGACGCCACGCAGATGCTCGGCAAGCTCCCGGCGAGCATCCAGGGCGTGGCGAAGTCGTACCTGGACGGCTCGATCAGCAGCAAGACGTGGACGACCGACCTGAAGGCGATGCCGCCGCTGCAGGCGAACCTGGCCAAGGAATGGGCCAACGTCGCGAACCAGTCGCACTCGTTCAACAACCTGCTCAAGAGCGGCAGCCCGGCTGCGCAGACGTACGCGGCGGCCATGTCGAAGCTCTTGGGCGGCGCCACCGGCCTGAATGTCGGGCTGATGCTGACGGGGTCGCACGCCGCGACGGTCGAGAAGAACGTAAAGGCGATCTCCGCCGCCGCGGCCAACACCTCCAGCGTCTCCGGCTTCAGCGACGTCACCAAGGAGACGTCGTTCCAGATGCAGAAGGCGGGCGACTCGATCAAGGCGGCCGGGACGTCGCTCGGCCTGGCGCTCTTGCCGGCCGTCAACGCGGTGCTCACCCCGCTGGCGTCGTTCTTCAGCATGCTCGCGCAGAACAAGGCCGCTGCTATCGCGTTCGCGGTCGTGATCGGCGGCGTGCTGGCGGGCGCCATCGGCACGAAGGCCGTGCACGCGCTGACCTCCTTCAAGGACGCCATGAAGACCGCGGTCGACGGCGTCGAGAAGCTGGCGGGCAAGATCACCGGGCTGGGCAGCTCGCAGGAGAAGGCCGCCGCCGCGAGCAAGAAGGCGTCGGCGGACTCGGCCTCCGCGTCCGAGGAGTCCGCGTCGAAGCAGGAGGCGGCCTCCGGGCGGGCCGCGGCCGCCGCCGAGACGGACGCGGGCAGCGTTGCGGCCGCGAATGAGACGGCCGCGACCGAGTCCGCGGATAAGTACGCGTGGATGGCGGCGAAGCAGGAGGCGGCGTCCGGTGAGGCGGCGGCGGCGGCCGAGACGGACGCAGCGGAGACGGCTGCGGCGAACGAGGAGGCTGCCGTCCAGTCGTCGGGGTCGTGGCTGAAGTCCGCCACGTCGGCGATCGGGTCGGCGGCTAAGTGGGTCGCGGAGGGCATCGCGAAGGTGGCGATGGTGGTAGCGGAGAACGTGGCCGGGGCGGCGACGACGGCCGCCGCGTGGGTGATCGCGAACGGCGTGATGCTGCTGGGCATCGGCCTGGTGGTCGCGGCCGTCGCCATCGCGGTGTACGAGATCGTGACGCACTGGAAGAGCATCGTCCACGGGGTCGAGGAAGCCTGGAACGCGGTCTACAAGTTCGTCTCGGGCATCGTCGCCGACGTCGTCAATTTCGTTAAGTCGCACTGGATGCTGCTGCTCGGGATCCTGCTCGGCCCGATCGCCCTGGCGGTCGCGGCGATCATCACGTACCGCAAGCAGATCGTCAGCATTTTTGAGGGCTTGTGGCATGACGTGTCGGGCTTCGCGTCGCGCCTGGGCTC